TTGGCAATTTATTATCACCGAATATGTTTCCAAAGTGATTGCTATACATTACATCATATAGCCTATCCACGCCCTTGGATTTCAACCATTTTCGATATTGATGTTCTATTTTTTTGTTTCCTTGCAGGATTAATACGCTGTCCTTGGGCAATCCAAGTTCAATCATTGCGGTATGCGTGGTTAAGAAGCAATCCCAATGCTGTGTGACCATTGGTCCACCTTCTCTATCCGCATTGATAACTATCCTAATCTTTCTATCCTTGGCAAGTTTTCTTATTTCTTCCGAAAGACAAAATAATACATGTCGGTGTGGAACTCCGGCGTTAGTTAAAACTCCTGCCCACCACTGCGGGTCATTTCTTACGTCCACAAAATATATGCCGATTTCGTTAATATCTGTTAACTCCGCAACATCAAGTTTCATATTAATGCACTTTTGTTTAATCGGAGCACCGGGTGCTATTAACCAATAGTCGTTGTTTGCATTTGAGGCTAGATGATTCTGATTTGAATCATCATTTTCTAAGGTGTCAAAGTAGATTTTCATCGAAACCATCCTTGTATTTCAGGGAATGTTTCTGTTACACTTTCTTTGCGCAAATGATCATAGTATTTTGTTTTTACCCATAACTTTGTTTTGAGCTCAGGCGAATACACTGATGATCGTAAACCATTTATAATACTCTTTATTCCATATTCAATGTTTCCGCCGTGCTTTGAAGCAAACTCCTCTAAAGATTTTATGATGTCTGCCTTGTCCTCTTCAGGTATTATTTTAAAACTATAGTAGTCTGGATTCATTATGTTGTAAAAGTTAGGATTGTAGTTTTCTACATTAACTAAATTATTATCAACAATATACTGAACAAACTCAGGTAGAGTCTTTATATTAAAAATAGATACCACCGTGTTTGTATGCAATTCTATATGAGGTATTTCCTTACGAATTAATTTTAAATTGCTTTCAACTAAAGACCAATCAGTTCCGTGCCTTATGTATTCGGCCTTAGGTCCGTAATGATCTAGGCTTGCTCCAATTACAACATTACTAAATTTTTTCCATAGGTCTAAAACACTTTTTCCTTTATATTTTAACACACTCATGTTTGTGTTATATCTTAATTTTACATCTGTCCGACCATGATCAATTAGATATTCCAATATCTCATAATGCTTATCTGTGAGTAATGGCTCGCCCCCTGCGAAATAAAATTCTTCTATGGTATCAAAATGTTTTTGAAACTGCTTATATAAGTCGTCATTTGAATCTCCTCCAGCAAAGGTATAAGCATTTGATTTTCCATCCTCTTTTGCCCAACTAGATGAATAAGTTCCACCACATGATCGACATTTGAAATTACAAATATTACTCCACCTGACGTCTAAATATCGCAATCTAAAATCATCTATGCTACCATCATCGTTGGTGTTTAGTACTGCATCGTTAATATATTTGTCAAACTGCTCATTTGAATGTTTTCTAAAACTACTATTACCAGCATCCTCTTCTCTATAACAGGCTGTGCATTCTTCGCAACGCTTGCCTGTTAGCATATTCGTGCGCATCTGTTTAAACTTTTCATTGTTGAAAACATCTTCTATTTTTTTGTTCTGGACATTGCCCATTGGCTTTTGCCAATCTCCTACACAACAAGGCAATACATTGCCATCGGGATTAGAATATAGATGTATCCAAGGTAATATGCAAAATGTTTTAGACGGTGGCGCAGTCAAAATAAAACTCCTCTAATTCAGGAAATGTTTTTACAAAACTTACATTTCTTCTGCGATCGTATTCAGTAAACCAATTATGAAAATCTCTTCGACCCTCTATTAGTTTTTCAACAGGATAGTTTGTATTTCGCATATAGTCTACTACCCTACGAAATTTTTCATATTCAATTTCACTAAATTTGTGTTTGTCAAAATCGTCCATGTTACTCTTAATAAATTCTAAATGTGATTCCATGTAAGGAATAAATTTATCCTTGGGTAATATATTCATATCATACTGCAATGGTTCTTTTAGGTACGGAGTATCAAACCGTATTCTTTGCCATTTAGTTTGATCATTGTTGTTATATTTTATTCTCCATGCTAATATTTTTTCTAATAAATTACTAAAGTTCGTAACCGTTAAAATATTAAATGTAATCATGAATGTCAAAGGCATATTAGTCTTGGTCATGTATATGTCTAAGTTCTTTTCCCATAATTCTAAATCAAGACCCGTTCTAATATATTCAGCCTGAGGACCCCAAGTATCTATGCTGGTAAAAATTTTAAATTCTTTAATGCATCCTTTAGTTACTAGGCTGTTAACTTTATCAGCAAACCTTTCAACTAGCAAGGACTTAACTCCTAGATTGGTATTAATGTTTAGTTCTAGATTTGGACAAGGGTTCTTTTCTAGCTCATCAAACATGCGCCAGGTGCTTTGTTGTAGTAGCGGTTCGCCTCCCGTGATACGCAAGATAGTAAGTGTCTTACGCAATTCAGGCCACCATTTCCACCATGCCTTAACGTAAGGATTTGTTTCCTCATCTTTGTGTATGTCAAACCAATCAATATCATTACGATGATTCTTGACCATAGCGTAAGGACCGTTCTGCTCAATTTCCTTATAGTATGCACTAGAATGTTTAGGATGGCAGTAGCCGCACTTAAAGTTACATTCGTTGCCAAATGATACTTCTACGTACTGCGGATTAACGTCAGCAAGAGGTTTTTCTTTAATTGCCTTAAATCTTTGTTCAGTATATATGCTGGCGTTTCTTTCCTTCCTATCTGAAATATAGTCCTTGCCCATGCATTCAACATTCCAACAATATTGACATCCACTAGGCTTTTCGCCGTTAATCATCTGCTGTCTCTCTGCTTTCTTCTGTGGAGTGTTGTGAAGTTGGCTTGGATTCTCTTCTAATCCTTCCAAAGGAATTTTGTGAGGTGCAGGATGATAACAACTATGCGTTTCTCCTGTGGCAAGATATATTGTTGTGTGGTGCCATTTAGCCAAGCAGAAGGTAGGCGATATCTCGTCCATTATAGGAATGAATTTTTCTATCCTAGACTTGTCCTGCATCAAATTGTTCCTTTAACCAATCAAAGTCATTTATTAATCTAAGAGCATCAGGATTAGCAGAGTTAGCCACACCATAAACACGACCAGCACGGGCTCCTTGAATGGCGTAATCACCGAACGGACGATCTCTGCCATAGTCCGAGCACCACTTGGCCAATCTTTCATTGGTTTCATCTTCGTTTTGTCCTCGTATAGTTTTACTTGCTAACTTACAACATTCTCTAAATGCACTGCGCCATGTGCTAAATCCATCTGTGTTAAATGCAGTAATATTAGAAATTTGTTCCACTGCCTTAAACTTATTGCTAATACTTGTGGTCATGTCTGGTTTTGTCATATCCATGTCCAGAGTCATCTGTGTTGGCAATAATTTTACACCTCCATACCCGTACTCTAGATCATTTATAGGATTACGACTGCGCCATACATGCACGGTAAAGATTTCTGGATCCTCGTAATCAAAATTAAAATCCTCAACTATCTGTGCATCAGCATCTACTACCCAGAACATATCACTTTCAACAATTTTTGCTGCTTCTAGATGTGCTTGATGTATGCCCTTAACATTTGAAATTCTCTTTGCTCTTGGAAAGCGACTTTTCAGCCGTTGCCAATTTTCATCAGCATGCGGTTCATTATAAGAAATAAACACAATGTCAAAACTACTGCCTATTCTCCTAGGATCACTGGCAGTAATGTCTATTTCCTTTTTATTAATAAAAAAGCGGAATTTAAATTCCTTGTTGGATGCTGGAGCATTCTTGGGTATTAGTGTTACACCATTAAAGTGATTACCGTTCTTAAACACGTGAACGTATTCTAGATCCCACTTGGTAGCACGGTATTCAAAATCAAAATCGTCACGCACCTTGATGTCATCCCAGACCACCCAGAACATTCTTGTAAATGTTTTTTTCTTTAGTTGGTCGAGTGATTCGATATTTTCAATTAGTTGGGCATTAGGAAATCTACTCTTAAATTCTTCCCAGTGTTCCGCCTTGCCCTGACTAACGTAGAACAAATCATAGATCATGTGCTGTCCTATAGTAGGTATTTCCTAATTCAATTGTTTGCTCATAAAGATCTAGAACATACTTGCTCATAGAAGCATCCATGTAAGGATAATTAAATCCAAGTTGATTCTTTAATTTAATTCCAAGATCCTTTGTTGCTTCAACTAGGGCATCATTATCACTTTCGAATTTTTTAACTTCCTGATTATACAATTCTCTTAGTACTTCAAAATCTCTAACGCCAACATGATTCCAATCCGTACAATTTGTAAGATAGGTTCCCAATCTTGCTCCATATACCGAAAATAGTCCGTGCTCAATATGGCTACCTACCGTGCTCCACTGCGTAAGCCTGTGTATGTTGTGCCACCAAATTTTGTGTTTAATTTCCTGAGGAGGAACCTTTAGTCCGTCCATTAGCGTCATCTTGACTCCTTCTCGGAATCCTGCACGCCATGCCATGAAAGGCGAAGAATTAATTATGCTATCGCTGTATGTTTTAGGAAAATTTCTGTAGCCCGTTTCCCAACAGAAATCCACTTGGGCTCTTTCGCTCTCTGCATTTTCATGTGTTTTCATATCAAGCACATGCTGCTTGTTCCATAACTTTAACCCGCCATTGCCATAGCGCAAGCCATTAACATTGTTGCGACCGCACCAACTATAAGCACGTATTTCTGTGTTACTCATGTCTAGGTCAATATCAAAGAAACTAGGATACACAATGTTATCAGCATCAACTGAAAGAAACCAATCAGTTTCTGATTGTTCCGCGGCAGCCTTGTGTGCATGATCACTTCCTTTAACTCCATGTATGCGTTTTGCCCAAGGTACCTTGTTACATAAATCTGCATAATGCAAATCTGCTGTAGGCTCATCATAACTTAGGAAGAATACATCAAACTCTACTACTTTCATATTACCTCTATCACATAATTCTTAAATAATCTTTTAGTATAGATACTAAATTTTTCTGGGCAATCAAGTGCGATAGCGACTGACTGACCGTTTAATTCTGATATCTTGATGCTAACGGTTTTATGAATAATGTGTGGATCGTTGTAATCAGTCACACTAAAATTCATTTCTGTTTGGCCGTCCCAAAATATTTTTCTTTTAGTTAACGGATAAAACTTCTTATCTAGTTTATGTGTCCCGCCAAACTCCTCGGATAACTTAATTGTCAGTAACCCTTTGGCTCTGTCATAGGTTAAAAAGATATCAGGCTTTTCGACTTCTGACCATTTCTTTTCTATAATTCTATGTAATACATCATCAATGCTATATAGGTCTTTAACTTCAACTATCTCAAGTTCTCCCATTGCAGGATCAACAAAACATTTGCTCATTCTAATCTTGCCGCTGATTATGTCCTCGGCAACATTTTTATCAATACTAATAATATTCTTGTGTGAATTATTGTTAACTGCATGATCAGGACCTACCGTCAAAACCTTTCCGCTGTCGCTATCAAAGGCTACATTATATTTTGTTTCTTGCGGTTCATAGTTTGCTAACCATTCATCAAAGTCAGGGAGTACTAATTTTTCTTCCATGCTATCTCCTCCAATATGTTAATAGTTTCAAGTGTTACTTTATCTTTTTCAACATAATGTACGATATCATGCTGTTGATAGTTTCCAATCTTTAGTTTTCCTTTGGTGTCAAAATAAAATCCAACATGATCTGATACCGTTTCAGCCGGGTGTGGCCAATTTTGTATCATACCTTTTAGATGTACCACCCTAGGAAATTCTAAAGGATAGGCAATTTCATCTGTAATGTCTAAAATTTTTGCAGCCATGGCGAATGCTTCGTCAGTTCCAACAACCTTAGGTTTATATTTTTCTAAAAAGTTATTGGAAAATTCTATAGGGTTTTTCATAATTGCTCTTTGCAATTTAAAAAATTCTTTTGCAAATGGGCTATCTTTAACAAAAAATGTGTAAAAGGAATATAAA